GCGTAAGGCCGACCGGGCGTGGCTGCCGTGGCTGGTGTTTCTGCCACTGATCATCCTGGCGGTTGTCGCGTATGCCTACATCATCAACGAACTGTGCTTTAAGGGCGTGGCCGCGTTCCGGATGCAGCTGCCTGGCGGCGACGGATAGTTGTTCGATAACTGAGGAGGAACCGTGAAGATCACGAGAATCAGGATCCTGGCCCTGGCCTTTGTCCTGGCGCTGATCGGGTCAGTGGCCGGCGTCGCCAGCGCCGCGCTGGCTTCCCCGCACTACGTGAACAACGCGCAGGGGGCCGCAGCCTACGCGCAGCAGGAGCTGAAGCACTACCGGGCCATCCCGAACGGCACGCACTACCGGGTGAGCTGCACCGGCCACTACATTTACGGGCAAGGTACCGTTGCGGGTCACTACCCGGTCAAGGTGGTCTGCTACCTGCACCCGCGCAACAGGTGAGCTAAGATCGGCCGGGTGGCGGACAACACCTGCACCTGCGTCCTGGGTCACCGGGATCACAGCGAGGGCTGCGCGTGCACTACTACGGTCATGGACTGCGTGGTGCACGGTGACAGCCAGGTCGGCCTGGATGAGCGCGCGGTCGTGGAAGCGTACTATGCGGCGCACCCGGAGCTGGCGTAACTTCCCATCGGTGGGAGATAGTGATTGAAGATCGCCCGCGGCCGTTAGGGAGCCGGGTTCCGGAGAGGAGTCCCGGTGCCCGAGCCGTCAGAACTCGATCGGCTGGTGCTCGGCCCTGATGCCGCGTTCGCCGAGGCCGCGTCCCCGCCGCCGAAGACGCCGCCGCGCCGCAAGGGCAAGATCGAGCTCGCGGTCGGCCGGGATCTGCGTGCCATGCCCGCCGCACTGCGCGCCTCCGCGCTGGCTGCCTCCGCCCTGGACCTGGCCCGCGACCTGGACGAAACCGAGATGACCCCGCGTGACAAGGCCGGGATCGCGCGCGAGCTGCGCATGCACATGAATGACCTGGCCGCGCAGGCGCCTGGCGAGCGCAAAGGCGACTCCACCGACGAGGTCCGGGAGCGGCGCGAGCGGCGGCTGGCCGCGACCGGGGAATAACCCGCCCCTTACGGTATGCTCTTAGTATCCAAGACAAATTACCGAGCAAGGATACTGATGGGCACATTCCGCGAGGAGATGGCATCCCGGCAGGTGACCCCGGTCTGGCTTAACCTGTATCAGCTGGGAGCAGGCGCCGTCTGATGGCATCGCAACCGAGCGGGCTATGACTGCGCGGGCGATGTGCCAGTACGGGCCGGCGCTCGCCGAGTTGAAGGAATACGACGAGTTACAGTCTTACACGGTATCCTTATCAGCAGTAGCGGCCGGGAGCTAGGCCCGGCCAGGACACGAGGAGACACATGCAGATCACGCGAACCGAGACGCCGACCGGCGGCCTGAACCGCACCCGACGCGAGGAGATCGTCCCGCTCAACACCGGCTCCCGCGAGGTGGAGCCCGAGTTCTACCTGGACAGCTCCGAGTCCGAGGGCTGGCCCTGGGACAGCGACCCGTCCCGGAACACCTGGGACATCCAGGTCCCGGCGATGCGCGGCGTTCTCGTCCCGTTCGAGCAGCTGGACTCCCAGGCCGCGGACGAGCAGGCCGGCGGGTCCGACGAGGAGGGCGGCGTCTTCGCCTACGGGTTCAGCAACCGCTACCAGATGTTCGGCAGCGAGCCGGACGACGGCGACCTGAACAGCTCCAACGTCGACCGCAAGCTGGCGGACTACATCGCCAAGTACTTCGACCGCGAGGGCAAGCCCCGCGGCGGCACCGAGATCATGGAGGCGATCAAGGCCGCCGACAGGCGCTACATGGGCGAGTTCCGCAAGGACGACCGGGACGAGCGCCCGGTCCGCGCCCGCGTCGTGTTCACTGACGGGGCGCTCCGCGACGCCGACGCGTTCCGCAGGTACCTGGCCCAGGCCACCCTGGACAAGGAAACCGGCTACGGCTCGCACGGCGACTGGGACGAGGTCTGGGCCATCGCCATCATCGGCCCGGCCGAGGGCGGCGGCAACGAGGCCCACCGGCAGTACCAGGACCTGGCCGCGGATCACCCCTGGATCCACAGCTACAACTTCGAGGCCGTCGTCAACCCCGACGAGATCGCCGAGGACATCGCCGTCGCGGTGGTGCCCACCCAGGCGTAACCCCAGAGCCGTAGTCCAGCTGCCGCGGCGGGGCTACGCTTAGCACCAAGCCCGCGGCCTAAGACGGAGCCGGGATTTCCTCTCCCCCCGGGAGGTCCCGGCTCCTGTCATGTCCGTCCTCACCGTCGTACCGGATGTCTGGCTGCCAGACGGCACCGTGCTGCGCGGCCAGGATGCTCTCGGCGTGCAGCAGCCCAGATTCTGGACCGCTCCGCCCCGGCACCGGGTCAAGACCGATGGCTGCCCGGCCTGCGCGAACGCCGACTACGCCGCCGGCTGCGGGGACTATGCCTCGGCCGACATGCTCGAATGGGCGGCCGGGCTCGGCTACGACCTGGATCCGTGGCAGCAGTGGTGGCTGACCGAGCTGTGCGGGACCAAGCCGGACGGCCGCTGGTCCGCGTTCGAGGGCATGCTGATCTGCTCCCGGCAGAACGGGAAGAACCAGGCTGCTGAGGTGCGGGAACTCGCTGGCATGTTCTTGTTCGGCGAGTCGATGATCATCCATACCGCTCATGAGTTCAAGGCCGCCGCGGAGCATTTCCGCCGGGTCCGGGACATGGTCACCGGCTGGGACGAGCTGCGCCGCCGGGTCAAGGCCGTCACCACCTCCCACGGCGACGAGGCCATCGAGCTGCGGCCCGCCCCGACGCTGATCTTCGGCTCCGGCGGCCGGCGCATCCGCCGCAACGTCGCCGCCCGGCTGCGGTTCCTGGCCCGCTCCCGCGGATCGGGCCGCGCGTTCACCGCCGACACGGTGGTTTACGACGAAGCGATGATCTTGAGCGACGAAGTGGTCGGGGCCTCGCTGCCGACCCTGAGCGCCGTGCCGAACCCGCAGGTCATCTACATGGCCAGCGCCGGTTACCGGGACTCCATCCAGCTGGCCGCGGTGCGTCGCCGGGTGCTCAAGCGCGACCCCACGCTGATGGGCGCCGAGTGGTCGATCAACCCGCACACCGACACCTGCCCGCGCGATGAGATGCGGGGCCGCAAAGTCAACCGGTACGTGGTCTGCGCACAGCACGACGACCGGGATGACCCGCGCTCCTGGGCCAAGGCCAACCCGGCGCTCGGCGTGCGGATCGCCGTCGACCACGTCGTGCACGAGCTGGAGGCGATGACCGCCCCGACGTTCGACCGGGAAAGGCTCGGCGTCGGCGACTGGCCGGCCGGGGACGAAGCCTGGGCGGTGATCAGCGAGGAGGCGTGGGGCGCCTGCGCGATGTCCGACCCCGGTGGCGCCACCCGGCCGGTTACCTTCGCCATCGACATCGACCCCGATATGCTGTCCGCCTCCATCGCCGCCTGCTGGGAGCGGCCCGCCCAGCCCGGCAGCCCGGAGCCCAGGTTCGTGATCGAGATCCCGCGCGGCTGCCACCGGGAGGGCACCGCCTGGATCATGCCGCAGCTGCTGGAGCTGCGCCGTAAGTGGAAGCCTGCCGCTGTCGCTATCCCGCGCAACGGCCCGGCCGCCGCGCTGATCAGTGACGCCGAGAAGCAGGGCATGGAGATCTTCGCGATGTCCAGCGCGGACGAGGCCGCCGCGTTCACCCTGCTGGTCACCGGGGTCCGCGACCGGACCCTCCTGCACCTGGGCCGCGAGCTCGCTCCCGGCCTGCACTCCGCGGTAGCCAGTGCCGAGACCCGCGACGTCGGCGACGGCGGCCGGGCCTGGTGCCGCCGCGACTCCGCATCCGACATCACCCCCGTTACCAGCGCGACCAACGCGCACTGGGCGCTGAACCGCAAGCGCCGTCATTACGATCTTTTGGCTTCAGTCAGGTAGGCAGACATGAACGGGCTAGACGAGGCCGCCGTGGTGGCCAGGCAGGACCTGATCGCAGCCGACCCCCGGGCGCCCTGGGATGTCCTGGTGCTGGCCGGCCACGTGCAGCCGTACATCGAGGCCGCGCAGGACCCCCGGGTGAGCATCGACATCCTGCCCGTGCCGCTACCGCCACGATCAGCCAGCAAGACCGGCACCGAAGACACCGCAGGAGGAGACCATGCCGCCCAGGACCCATCACACCACAGCCGAAGCAGCCGAGCCGGAAGCGGCGCCGGGCACCAGCCCGGTACCCGGAAAACCGCTGAGCCAGGTGGAGGCGGAAGCACCGCCTGACGAGGAGACCGCCGCGCTGTGGGCCGCCGAGTACGAGTCCCGGATGGGGGCTCATGAGGCCGCCCTGGCCGCGGCTGCGGCACCCGCTGAGGCCGAAGCCGCCGAGGAGACGAGCAACCCGCGGGACTGGTCACCGTCTGAGTTATAGCCGCGTACACCCTCTATATAGTCGGCGCGCGGCGCTTACCCCACGCCAGATCGGAAAAAAGTTATGACAACTTTGAGTGAGCGCCCGGCTCCGCTCCCGGACCGGATCCAGGAGGACCGCACCGAGCGGGCCGAGGCCGCCGGCGCCGTCGCGGAACAGGTCCACGGCCGGGCCGTGCTCACCGCCATCGGCGCGGTGTTCTTCGCCATCGGCTGGGTGATCGGAGCCGTCGTGAGCATCCTCGGGTACATGTGGGGCGCGCTCCGGTTCGGGTACGCCCAGGGCCGGATGGTCGTGCCGTCGCCGCCCCGGACGCCGAGCCAGCCTAGGCCGGCGAGCAGCGGTGCCTTACCAGGTCACCCCGGTTGACGGCGGCTTCAAGGTGGTCAACACCGAGACCGGCAAGATGGTCAACCCGGGCGGCAGGCCGCTGCCGCACGTGATCGCCACCAAGCAGTTTCGGGTGCTGTCCGGACTGGAGAACGGCTGGGCGCCGACCGGTGAGCCGTCCGAGCTGACCCCGGACGACAAACCTGACCTGTACGCCTGGGACAGCGCCAGCTGATCCGGACGGCCGCTACCCGCGCCGGCCGCCGGTCGCCTGCCGCAGCGCCCGGGCTGCGCCGGACCCGCCCGGGTAGCGGAACGCGCGCTGCTGCGCCGAGCCGGCCGGGGCGGCGCTGCGGTCCCCGTCCACGCCGGGTTCACCCATGTTGTCTTCCATGGCGTTCATGTGGTCGCCGGCGGCGCTCATGTGGGCCTTGGCCATCGCCAGGTGCCCGGCCGGGCTCATGTCCGGGGCGCCGTCGTCGTGCGCGTCCAGGTCGGTCTTCGGGGTCTTGTCGTCGGCCATCTCTCCTCCTCGTGCCGGGGATGGCCGCCGGCTCCGCGGGCACCGGGCCGCAGCGGCTAGCCTTCAGTATGACCCAGGTTCCGCCGTCTCGCCCGAAGGCCCGCCGCGTCCGATAATGGTGGCATGCAGCTGATAGTGGACCTGGATGACGGGACCGGCCGGGACAAGCTGATGGAGATCCTGGACACACTGTCCGCCTACCGCCCGTATGTGCGCACGGCGATCATCGTGGCCAGCTACGATCCGGCCCAGGTGGAGCCGCCCGCCGAGACGGTGGCGTGATGGCCGCGGTGATCGTCCGGCTGGAATGCGCCGACACCGGAGAGGCCGATCAGCTCGCCGCGGCCGTCCGGGACGCCGGGGTGCTGACATACCAGGCCCGCGAGGACGGCAGGACGATCTTCATTCACGTCACCGAGACCATGGTCGAACCGTGATCCTCATCGAGCAGCATGCCGGATTCTGCAGGCGACGGCGGCCAGGCTGCGGCGAAGCGGGCATCTGGAAACCCTTCTACCAGGGCTTCATCTGCGAGAACTGCCTGCTGCTCGATCAGGCTGACGTCCGGGCCGGGCGCAATCCTCCCGGTGACGGCGGCGTCGGCACGCTGTTCCGCCAGGCGGACGAATGAGCGATCCTCCCGCCGATGAGAACATCGTCTCGGTGCACATCCCGTCTGCCGCGCTGGCCGGCGAGATCGAGTTCGCGATCGCCTACACCATCGCGTGCAACCCGGGCCGTAATTTCGCCGCGCCGCCGGATCGCAAGCTGCTCGCCGAGGCGATCGTGGCCATGCTGTACGAGCGCGCGGAGGCCGGGCTGTCAGGAATGAGGATCGAAAACGCCGGCCAGCCTGGCGGGAGTTCATAAACAGACGTAACCTTGCGTTAGCCATAGCCCGCGGCCGGAACGGAGCCGGGTCCGTCCGTCCGTCCGCAGGGGAGCCTTCAGGTCCGTGAAGGCGATCGAGCGTATCACCTGCCGCGTCAGCGGTTCTTCTGCGCACCCTCTTTCGTGTGAGAGGGGGTGATATGGGAGTATGGGACTTTTCGAGCGTATCCAGTCGAGCAGGGCTGAGACACGTGTGATTGGCGGGGTGCCTTGGCGCCCTTGGGACAGTCCTTACTGGTTAGGCGTTTTGATACTGGAGGGCCTGTCCATCCTAGTAGACAGGTTTTCGGCACCGACCGGGCTCTCGGTCTGCCCGCCCTGTACGCCGGCACCAACCTGCTGGCGTCCTCGTGCGCGGCGCTGCCGCTGAAGCTGTACGTCAAGCCCGGCCCGCGTGACAACCGGACCCGGCGGTACACCGGCCCGTCGATTTTCGACAACCCGAGCTCCACCGGAACGATTTTCGACTGGCTGTTCACGGCCATGACGTCGCTGCTGCTGCAGGGCAACGCGTGGGGGTACATCACCGGGCGCGACGGCTACGGGCTGCCCAGCGGCATTGAGTGGATCCCGCCCGAGGACGTCAACGTCACCGACGACGAGATGCAGCCGTGGAACCCGATGCGTGCCCGGATCTACGTCTACGGCCGGCTGATGGACCGCAGCGAGCTGTTCCACGTCAAGGCGTTCAGCTTGCCCGGGCGGGTGGAGGGCATCTCCCCGCTGCGCGCGTTCGCGCTGACCATCCTGTCCGGGTTGGAGGCCGAGCGCTACGGGACCGACTGGTATATGGCCGGGGGTTTCCCACCTGGGACTTTCCAGAACAACGAGCTGGAGGTCTCCGACGAGCAGGCCCAGGAGATCCGGGCCATGCTCGTGTCCACGATGCGCCGCCGTGAGCCGCTGGTGTACGGACGCGACTGGGACTACAAGCCAGTAGTGGTGCCGCCGAGCGAAGCGCAGTTCATTGAGGCGCTACGGATGAATGCGACGCAGATTGCCTCGGTGCTAAACCTGCCACCAGATCGCATTGGTGGTACTCGCGGGGACAGCTTGACCTATAATACTGTAGAGCAAAGCACACTGCAAGTTATAGAAGCGTTGCGGCCGTGGCTCGTGAGGCTGGAGACGGCGTTCTTCAACCTGCTGCCGACCAACCGGTACTGCCGCTTCAACAGCGATGCCATGCTCAAGACCGATCTCAAGACCCGCACCGAGATCTACGACCTGCAGCGCTCAATGGGCCTGCGGTCCATTGACGAGATGCGCGACCTGGAGGACCTGGAACCGATCCCCGGCGGGCAGGGCAACGAGTACATCCCCCTGGACGTCATGGTGGCGATGGCCCGGTCGATCCGCGGCATCCCCAAGTCGATGGAGTCGGCGATCGACCTGGAGATGGACCTGGCGGCCGACAAGCTGCAGGACCTGGCCAAGGAAGGGCTCGCCGCGCCGACTCCCGCGCCGACTCCCGAGGTTCCCTCGGCGGAGCAGATGCTCGGGCAGATCATCGGATCCCAGCGGCACTACGGCACGCGCGAGGAGCGCGACGACGCCGAGCTCATCTGGAATTTCCTGCAGGCC